ATGTAAATGCATATGACCAGAAGATGCAGATGAAACGTGAAGCCCTTGCAGACAAGGGCATCTGGACTGCGAAGAAGCGTTACATTCTGAACGTCTACAACAATGAAGGCGTTGCATACTCTGAACCGAAGATGAAGATTATGGGTCTTGAGGTTGTGAAGTCTTCGACACCATCATCGATTCGTGAGAAGATGAAAGAGGCGATTCGTCTAATCATTACCACAGATGAAATGACTTTGCAGAACTTCATCAAAGATTTTCGTGAAGAGTTTAAGAACCTGCCACCAGAAGAAATTTCTTTTCCTCGCGGTATGAATGGGCTTCGTGAGTATTCTGATTCAGTCACTCTGTACAAGAAAGGAACTCCGATTCATGTGAAGGGTGCCATTCTGTACAATCATTTCCTGAAAGAAAAGGGCCTGACAGATAAATATCCTCTCATTCAAGAGGGCGAGAAACTAAAGTTTACTTACCTAAAGACACCAAATCCTGTTCGTGATAGTGTCATTTCATATCCCGTCAGATTACCCAAAGAACTAGGACTACACGAATATGTTGATTTTGAACTTCAGTTTGAGAAATCTTTTGTCGAACCTATTAAAGTCATATTGGACCTCATTGGTTGGCAAATTGAAAAGAAAGTAACTTTGGACGATTTTTTTGCTTGACAAGTATTGTTCAAAGTTGTAGAATTATCATATAGTGAAAAATATAATCTGGAGAAATGTATGAGTTTACTCGAAAAACTAAAGAAGAACACCACAATCAAAGATTCATCGATTCTGTCGAAGTCGAAGTTCTTCAATGAAAAGGATGTTGTATCGACACCAATTCCGATGGTCAATGTTGCACTATCTGGTCACATCGATGGTGGGCTCACTCCAGGTTTGACAATGTGGGCTGGTCCGTCGAAGCACTTCAAGACGGCATTCTCACTTCTGATGGCAAAGTCCTACATGGACAAGTATCCAGAATCAGTTCTACTGTTTTATGATTCCGAGTTTGGAACTCCAATCAAGTATTTCGAAACTTTTGAAATCGATATGGATCGGGTTCTGCATACTCCACTTACTGATATCGAACAACTGAAGTTTGATATCATGCAACAACTTCAAAACGTCGAGCGCGGTGAAAAGTTGATTATTGTTCTTGATTCGATTGGCAATCTTGCGTCGAAGAAAGAAGTTGAAGATGCGCTCGAAGGAAAGTCTGTTGCAGATATGAGTCGTGCGAAACAAGTCAAGTCTCTGTTCCGCATGGTGACTCCGCATTTGTCCCTCAAGGACATTCCAATGGTTGTCGTAAACCACACTTACAAAGAAATCGGTATGTTTCCGAAGGACATTGTTGGTGGTGGTACTGGTTCTTATTATTCTGCGGACAATATCTATATTCTTGGTCGACAACAAGAGAAGGATGGAACCGAGATTACCGGTTACAACTTCATCATCAACGTAGAGAAGTCAAGGTATGTACGCGAAAAATCCAAGATACCAATCACAGTCTCATTTGAAGGTGGAATCCAAAAGTATTCTGGACTCATCGACCTTGCAATCGAAGGTAAGTTTGTCACGAAGCCTTCTCCAGGCTGGTATGCAAAGGTCGACCCAGAAACGGGTGAAATAGGTAACAAGGTGCGGTTCGATGCAACTCAAACACCCGAGTTCATGGAACCATTGTTGAAGGATGAGAAATTCTATGAATTCGTTAAGCAGAAGTATGCAATCGCTTATGGAAGTATTATGGGAGAAGATACAGTTTTGGAAGAAGTCGAAGAAGACACCTGATTACATACTACAAAATCACGAAGAAACAACATGGATTCAAATCACATCTGGCAATTATGCAGGTGTGATTTATTCCTATGGCAAAGTGAGGTTGAATTCTGAGATTGGAATTCCAAAACTTGAGTTTAGTTATAACATAATGCATTCTGGTGAACATGACTTGCAAGACTTGCAAGATGACCAAGAATTTGTTATAGTTATGGGTGATATACTTACAGAGATAATTATAGAATATGAATCGACTAGAGAAGTCAATACTGAAGAACCTGATTTACAATGAATCATTCACAAGAAAAGTTCTTCCGTTTCTAAAAGACGAATACTTTCTCGACAACACCGAGAAGAATGTATTTCGCGAAATTTTTGCATTTGTAAATGAGTACAAGAATCCTCCAACTCGCGAGGCTCTTGTCATCAACTTTACAGAAAAGAAAAACCTTACTAACGAAGAGGTCAGTAAGGCCGTAGAACTTCTGAACGAAATTCATCAAGAAAAAGATGAACCAACAGAAGACCAATGGCTGATTGACCAGACAGAAAAGTTTTGTCAAGACAAGGCAATCTATAACGCCATCATGGAATCTGTAACGATTCTTGATGACAGAAAAGGCACAAAGTCCAAGGGTGAGATTCCAAAGTTACTGAGTGATGCACTCGGTGTTTCCTTCGACAACAACATTGGTCACGATTACATCAACGATTATGATTCGCGATATGATTCTTATCACCGCGTCGAATCGAAAATCAAGTTTGACCTTGATATCTTCAACAAGATTACCAAAGGCGGTCTGCCAACCAAAACTTTGAATGTTGCACTTGCCGGCACCGGTGTTGGTAAGTCATTGTTTATGTGTCATTGTTCCGCAGCCTGTATCGCTCAAGGGTATAATGTTCTTTATGTCACAATGGAAATGTCAGAAGAAAAGATTGCAGAAAGAATTGATGCAAATCTACTGAACATTACTGTAAACGAACTTCATGCGATTCCTCGCGAAGAATATGAACGAAAGTTTCAAGCACTTAAATCAAAGACTCATGGCAAGTTAATCATCAAAGAATATCCGACTGCGGCTGCATCCGTATTGCACTTCCGCGCATTGTTGAATGATTTGGCTCTGAAGAAGAATTTCAGGCCAGATATCATTTTCATCGATTATCTGAACATCTGTTGTTCCGCGAGAATCAAGCCCGGTGCAAACGTAAACAGTTATTCATATATCAAGTCGATTGCCGAAGAACTTCGTGGGCTTGCAGTTGAATATAATCTACCAATCGTAAGTGCAACACAGACAACACGTTCTGGTTATACAAACACGGACCCTGGGCTTGAAGACACTTCAGAATCTTTTGGTCTTCCTGCGACTGCCGATTTCATGTTCGCTTTGATTACAACCGAAGAACTTGAACAACTCGGTCAAATTATGGTCAAACAGTTGAAGAATCGTTATTCTGACCCAAGCAATTATAAGAGATTCGTTGTTGGTATCGACCGTGCAAAGATGAAACTCTATGATGCGGAAGAATCTGCACAGACAGACATTCTAGATTCTGGTCAAGAAGACGATAAGCCGTTAAACACTTTTGGTAATCGAGAAAGAAAGTTTAACAAGAACTTTGACGGATTCAAAGTGTGAGTAAGTTAGATTTCGAACAAGCAAAGTTTTGCGCTGATATTTTTTCGAACTACTTTGATAGATTCGGTCGTATCGATGAATACATGCGCGACCAGAAAATGGGAGTGATTGCAGAAAGACCTGTATCTTTACCAGGTATGGGACCCGAAGAAGATTTGTTTTCAAACTTTGATATGCATCCACAAGATATGAACTTCAAGATTGTGGAGATTTCACAAGAGAACTGGGATTCGTACATACAAATCGTATCTTCTCATGCGAACATGTCAAGTATTCCTGGTCGAAACTTTCGATTTGCGGTTCTAGAAACCAATACAAAGAAGTGGGTTGGTTTTGTTCGTCTTGGTTCTCCTGTTATAAACATGAAGCCGAGAAACGAACTGTTGAAAGGTGTCTTCACTCACACAAAAGAAGGTGCTGCAGCATTCAATAGTACATCAATCATGGGTTTCGCGATTGTGCCGGCTCAACCTTTTGGATTCAATTATCTCGGCGGCAAGTTACTTACAGGCCTTTGTTGTTCGCATACGATTCGTGAATCGCTGAATCAGAAGTATGATATGAACACCTGTTTGTTTGAAACAACCAGTTTGTATGGCAGTACGAAATCAACTTCACAATATGATGGTATGAAACCGTATGTTCGATTTGGTGGGCTTACTGATAGTGATTTCATTCCGATGATGCACGGTC